GCAATAGAGAGTTGATCGACCAACACTCTGATATCGTCTTTAGTGATATCTTCTAGGGATTGTGTAACATCCCCTTTGAATTTTATTGACAGGAAAGTCTGACCATATTCTGGTTGAAGATTGTCTTCTCCACCCCATGCGATAATGTCTTCGATCAATGCACCATATGAACGTAACACCAAGTTAGCATAGTCAACGTGTGTTACCATTCTATTCTGTGTTGCATATCGGAATGGCGCATTTCGTCTAATAGAATCCAATGTTTCTTTATTAGTACCACCAACAGATCTATTGACTGTCGATACTACAGGTAATCTTTGTAGACCACTACCACTAGTCGGTTCGGTCACTTCTACCGTATTAAGGGGTTCGAATAATCGTCCACCATTTGCATTCGCACCATCTACCGAGAGATACTCAACTGTGATCTTTGCACCAGCTTTAGGTACCGCACCAAGTGTGGAACCATTACCAAAGGTTAACTCATAGTAACCATTTGGTGCTTCCTTTAGAATGTATGCAGGAGTGGTTGCAGTTATATTAGTTGCAGTTTCTAGATTAACATAAGTAGTAAAGTCATCAGAAGTTGAACTCTCATATATTCTAACTATCGCAGTTGCACGGTCAAGGTTAAGATCGGGAATGATGTACATAGTTTCTTCTGCATCTTCCCCTGCAAAGAAAGTTTTAGTCTTTGCAATACCTTCGTAAATAGGGATACTGGTAGAACCCGACAGTGTTGTGAACTGGAAGAAGTTGTTACCGTCATTAGTAGCCTGAATCAATTCCTTAGTCTGGAATGTGTAGGATGCATCATCAATAGATGCATTAAACTTATATCCAGATGCAATCTGTAAAGTCTCAGGTACATCTGCTTGGTCGATACCGATGTTGAAGGACATATTGATAGTAGCTTGTGATGCAGTTTTTGACTGAGGTACATAACCCAATGTCTCTGCGTGTGATACGACCGAAGATCTCAACTGTGCAGTATTCAAGAAAGACTCGTTCAACGCCATGTTTGCAGTTAAACCATTGATGTGCGTATTGTAAGCCAATACATCCAATAGATTAGATATACCAGACGCTTCGAAGTCATAGTCCGAAAACTCCGACTGTTGTTTTAGATATGTCTTTAGATTGTTTTTGATCGCATCAAAATCTAAAGATGAGGAATTAATAGTCGTTGCCATTATCGTAACCTATTCAGTCTGGTTGTAAATTCTACGGATTGATTAGAATTTACGATGTTAAAAATTATCGTAAGTGTAACACTGTTTCCGTTCTCATCTACTTCGGGAATTACTTGTAGAGTTTCGGAATTTATTCTTGGTTCGAAAGCACGAATGTTCTGTATAATCGCATTTTCCATCTGATTCATTGTACCTTGATCCATCAACTCAAAGAGGTAACTCTGGAGGTTTGCACCAAAGTATGGAGCAAAGGGTTTCTCGGTTCGGTTTGTCATCAATAAGTTTTTTAAAGATTGCATGACAGATGATACCGCAGTTTTCTTATACACGTCACCGGCACCCTTCGCTGCAAACGAAAGGTCAATATCGATATACTCACTGTTCGATGTCGCTTTGATAGTGGAGAATTGTTGTAATCCACCGTCTTCTATAGAAAATGCTCTAGCCATTTGTCTTTCCTAAAATATTATAATTCTATTTATACGTCTTCGAGAACTTCTACTAACTCATTCTTTGCAAAAAGTGTCCCGTTGTATCTTGTTTCTAATTGTTTTTTATAATACACTCTCCAAGTAATACCATCGACTTTCGGCATTACAACGGTCACTTGCGCATTGAGTTTTCCTGTTGGATCCCACTTATCATACTCTAGAATAAGTTTCTCGTAACCAACATAGTCCTTGATATACTCAGCAAGATCAAATGTTCTTTCGTAATCTATCTGACCCTGTTCATCCACAACTTTGTAACTTACCATTTGTCCGTCTTGTTTTAGAAGATTTTCTCCTGCAACTGTTTCAAGAGGGCCACCACGGTAAACCCCCTCCGAGACAATAAGACGTACATCTTTGAACATGTCAATGTTACCATTGATTCTACGGAACAACTCTGCGTGTAAATAAAGATTGAACGCGAGTTGTTGTCTTTCATACGGACTATTTTGGTATTTGTCTATGGTCGATAAACTACACGGGTTTCCTTTACTACCAAGAAACTTCGAGAGTGATACTCCAGGCGAGAGTTTAGTAAAAGAGGTAATGTCCTTCGCGTCAACCAAAGCTGGATTGTATTTTTGATCCGGTACAATTGTTATCATTTGAATCTCTTACCTCTATTTTTCACTGAGTTACCAAGTGGAGTATAACCAAATCTTGGAGATGTCTGTTTTTTGGCAATACGTCCCACCTTCGGAGGCAAAGGATTTGTCCAGTCAGAGGCAATCATACCATTCTTTATCAGTGCGTCAGGGAATGATATACCCTTCTCGTTGAGGATGGTTCGGTTGGCTTCGTCTCGCATTGTAGATCGGATTTCATTTATAGTGGGTTCCTTTTCAAATAGACCCGCATAGTCATCACGTAACAATACATGATTTCGTATAGCATCCTTACTATCAATTGATATTGCACGTATAGACAAGTGTCCATCGGACAAAAGACCTGCAACGGCATCTGTCTTAGGTATTGGTTTCAGTGGAGATAATGATTCCATATTAGTAGGAACATCAGGCGCACCACCACTTGGTTGTCCACCCTTTTCCTTGGATGCTAGTTGCGCAGTCTTAGCGTTCTCTGCTTTATGTGCAAACTTAGACTTTATCGCTTCGAGCGCCTGGCCATGGAAAGAACCATAGAATGATGCTCCCGAAGTAAATGGTACCGCACCTTGAGGCCCCATATAAACTGGGCCAGTAAACTCGACTTGTTCACCCCCAATCGCACCTTTCATACCAAGTACCGAGATTTCAGTTGCAGAAATATTACCCTGTAATGCTGTCATTACAAATTCTTCTTCGGCAGACACATGGAAACGATTACCGGTGAACATTTCAATCTCGGCACCTACGTTGTTCTTCCAGTGACCTTTGATTGTACCATAACAGTTACCCAAAACAATATCAGATTTGTGTTCGATTGTTTTGTTTACCGCAGTACCTTTGGTTGTGTAGTCGGTGTTCAGTCCTACCGTTGTGGTATTGTTCTTACGTATTTCGGTATTAGTATTACCATCAACGTTGACATTGTAATCGCCACCAACACTGACATTATAGTCACCCGTCACTTCTAAGTTTAGGTTACCATTATACACCAACTTACCGTTACCTTCAACAATAACAGTATGGTCACCACCAGTAACCTCAACCTTGTTATTGACCGCAGAGATGACTACAGACCCGTCTGCACGTACTTCTACACCTGCACCCTTACGATGTTTGATAAGAATACGTTCTCCGCCAGGCGTGTCATCATAGGAGATGATATGTCCCGATGCAGTTTCCTTTACTTGGTTGAAGGGGAATCGAGAAGGTTCTTGGTCTTCGAGATCCAAGTCAGTTCCTTCGGTACCACCCCCAAGATAAAGATTCTCTACCTTGAGACCACGTGCAGATCTGTTTAATGACGACCCGTAATGATATTCCCTCTTGGGGAATTCTCCTGTAGGATCTTGGAAACCATCAATTGGAACACCTTCGGTATTTTCAATTGCAGGATTATCACCTATCGTTTTTTTATTCGTTATAGTTGTCATACGGCCTTCTTCAGTTTCAGACCATTTCGGTCTAATGATGTTTCTGTCAACGGATCTGAGTATACTGTCTTCTTACCAAACTTATTCTCAACAAAAGATATAACATCGAAGTATGGATCTTGAGATGAGATATCAATATCATTGTGACCCAGTACTTGACCGCCCGGAACGGTTTGGTAAAACAGTTCAAGGAGTGTTTCTAATGTCTTCATCTGAGATATAGTGAACGAACTCGCAGATAGATTCAGTAGTGGGTTGTCAGCTTCAGAGGGAACGTTCACACCACCGACCAGACATACGTCAATACAGTTGAACTTGTGTCTGTTAATGTCGCTTGCTTGTGCAACATTATCTACAGGTAACCCGCGTTGCATAGTACCATCACGTCTAATTACAAAGTGATACTGGATACCAAGATGACCCGCATCATTATGTCTTAGTTGAATTTCTTCTGCACCAATGTTCGCATTAGTATAAGTTTCACTTGCGTGAATAATAACTTCAGATACCTCTCTGGTCATTCTAACAAATTCTAGACCAAGTTCTTCTTTAGAATCTACATAACTAAATTCTCTAATGTATCCGGCAGAGTATCGTTTAGAAAGTTCTAGTAGATCCAGATCTTCTGTGTAGAATTCACCTGCTTCAGATACAACACTTCCTGCTATTGTGGTGTCCACTAGACTAAGTGCATTCTCAATCTTAGTGGTCTGATTGTTAAAGTTTTGTAATTCAGACTCGGATATTCCCGCAGCTCTTGCTTTACTGTTTATCGTTTGATTGAATTCTTCGACACTACCAGCTTCAGTTTCCTGAATGACCTTCCGCATCTCTGGCGACAAAGACTTATCCTTCAAGGTAAGTGCTTTCATTGCTTTACTTAAATTGATGTCTCCCCCAGACATAACATCGTTCATTATACCCGAGAGAAAATCTTTATCGAGAGATTCTCCCGCACCGAACAATCCAGTAAGAGCACTACCAACCGAACCGGTCAAATCTTCGAACAGGTCTTGTGCAGTACCAAATCCTAAATTTATATCCGAAGAAACTCCGCTAACAAGATCCGTTACCGCACTTCCTATACTACTCGTAATAGAACCGAATCCATCCGAGATTATACTCTTTGCTTCATCGAGTCCAGTCGTTAATGCAGAAGTAAGTGTTCCGGTAACAGATGCGGCCGCAGAGGCAATAGAATTACCCACACCCTCGACTGCGGATACTGCACTTGCAACTTCAGTCAGTAAACTACCACTCTTTGCCTTATCGGCAACTTCATCTAATTTACTCTGTACATTTCCTATACCTTCGGTTATAGAATCACCTAGTGCATCACCACCGGCTTTAGATGCGGATGCGGTTGCCTTGATAGAACTTAATAACGTACCTTTTCTTTCGGATGCATCTTCGATTGCACCGGCAAGTTCATCGAGTGCGGAACCTCCTAATGAAACAATAGTAATACTTTCGACGGGTGGTACAATACCTGTCAAAGATTTTGTAATCTCAGGAATTGTACTCGGTAAATTTTCTCCGGTCTGTACTACAGTAGGTACTAATGCGCCATCGACTAGTTGGGTAATAGGGTTACCCGAGGAGTCTTCGGTGGGTAATCCCGATCCGTCTAAAACAAATTCTGTTATTTGTGTTGCTACATTTGTCACTGCGACACTAGGAACACCAACATCAGTTATCATCTTGGATGGATCTGTTTTGGGGTATACTCCCGCAGTAGGAAGTATTTGCGACAGTGAACTTGTTGTATCACCCTTAGAGTTGTTGTCTAAACTCTTGAATCCGTTCACATCAACTTCCACATTCTTACCGAGTACAGTAGAAGAATTTAGTATGTTAGCGTCCTGAGACTTTACGACTTGCGCATTGAGGACATCCAAGTTTGCAGTTGATACGACCTTTGCCTTGAGACCATCATTAAGTTTTTGGAGATTAGACATTTCTATACCTTCTTATTCGCATATATTTCATATACTCTTTTTACTTCACTGTTGTAATCATCTTGAATAGGAGCATAATGACGACCTATAATTTTACCCAGAGATCTTGGTTTTGACTTGTCAATAATATCTGAATTCAAAATGCGAATGTTTGCATCTACGTGAGTAGTATTTAGTTCATATGATATGAATGCTAATTGTGTACTGAAATGCCACCATTCATTACTGAAGGCCTTCAGACGAGTAAACCTAACGTCACTCCAACCCATCAGACCGGTACCACCCACATTTGTGTATGTGGTATCAAAACTACTGTTAGTACGTGAGATTGCACCTACTATCGCACAAGCTTGTTTGATACTGTATCCGGTAGAAAGGAAGAACTTAACAGCAACATCTCTGCGCAACTTCGAAGTGAACTCGTCGATAGGGAAGTTTCTGACTTCATTCTTCAATGCTTTCGAGGACTCATCGATAGAACCTGTTGATTGGTTATAGAACTCTTGGTCTGGACTTATTCTCTCAAGTAAACTATCGAATGCAACTTGTTTTTGAATCGAAGTTGGATATTCTGTACGGGGTAATGATCCTATCACGATAGGAACCTGAGACTCAGTACCATCCATAAACATACCAAAAACAAAAGAACCTGCCTCAAGTCTTGGAGTAGAACCCAATCCAGACACACCACCCTCGGTGGTAGGTAATACTACCTGCGCCCACGGGAGATCATTCTGTCTCACTTCACGAGTAGATGGGTTATGGATACCATGGATACGCAGACGTACACGACCCTCCAAACCATAAGGAGGGGATGTGTCGATTACGTCAGCAACAAACCAACGAACCTTATCACCGTAATAATTAATCAATGTTTGGCCCCTTCTCTAGTTTGAATACTGTCATTGCAACATCATGTCGAGTATCTCTAAAGGTATGTCTTGTATTGTAAATAAGAAAGTCACCACTCTTTAATGCATCGAGTTGATCCGGACTCTCGGGATTATTATCATCGTTCAAAACATTAATGCGGATCTTGTCACCTACCGAACCACCCGAAGCAATGAAACCTGGCCCCGGCACCGTAACATCCATCATGTTTTTGAATATGGCGTTTCGGAATGCAAGGTTCTCAATCTTCTTGAGGAACATAGAAGGACTCACTTCGTCATGAATACTTTTCTTGTCATGGTAAACACCCCGAGATACTACACTATGGAATATCTTTGCATTGGTATTATGTAGGTGATCCCCTTCGATGTTCACATTAACGAAATCCGGTGTTTTATATGATGCGTCATAGACATTTTGTTTCGCATAATTTATAAGTCCCTTCTCACTTGATTTCAATAATAGTGATTCTAGACTAAAGTGTTGCGCAGTTGTTCGACCATTGCTAATATCTGTCACGGTATACAATGAACCTATACCACCCGACATAAGTTGATTGAGTGTGTTTTGTAACTTACTGGTTTTCATCGTCTGTACTTGGAAGTATTGCATAGTAGTATCACCACCTTCTTCTTGTGCCTGTGTGTTAGCAGGAGAGAAGATGAAAGGAATCT